GGAGCTATAAGTGTTCATTTTTTCCCTATTGCTGACCAATATAGCTGTGTTACGATTGCGGACGTTATGGCATTTCCCCAGGTAAAAGTTGTGTCGTCATTACTTGTCAAAACTGCAACTTGATTTGAAGTGGTGGTAATTGCAGTCACTTGAACGCAAAAAACGCTTGTAAATGCAATCGGAAATTGTACAACTCGATTATTACCGCTTACCACTGTATATTTCCCATATTGCAAAAGAAGACCACCAGGTAAAAAAGTCCAACCGCCCTCTTGTATATCTGGCGCTGGTGGTGAACCGTAAGCTATTGATGTTCCAAATTTTGAAAAATCGGCATCGCTAGTTGTTGTCAATTGATATTCATTACCACTTCCATCAGCAGTAAAAAATAACTGACTTGTCGCATTTGTTTTCGTGTAAACTGCCCCATCTCCTGCTACCACTGTTGGAATTGCTCCCAAAACTGGCATGGCTACAAATTTGTGTTTCCCCTTGTTTGCTGTGGTATCATTAAAAGGATAATGATTGACGTCCATAATGGCGTTGGCAGTGAAAAAATTATCTTTAATGTTTCCTTGGCTTACAGACAAAAGATCGCTAGCTAAAGGGATATTAGGTAAATATACAGTCATTTAAAATCCTTGGGGTAATTGTCTACCTGCTGGTCTCATCCACAAAATTTGAGCGTCTATTTGAACGTCACTTGCCTGTTCTGCGCCAATCATTTGCGCATCTGATAATGTATACTCAATCGTTATGAAAGAGCCTCGGACAGCACAATAAACTCTTTGCCACAATTTAGAGCTTGGCATTCCGCCAGGCAAAATAGTCGGAATTGTAGTGTTAAAAAATTCATCTGAATTTTGAGAAGAACTGTCAAAACTATTTTGTGGCCATGTGTTGACTGGAGAATTGTTGTTGTAATCAATATATGCGTTCATTGATATTCCACCGGCGGTTGTGGTATTCATTAAAATATCAATAAACGAAAGAAGTACCGTTTGGCCTTGTTCTAAAAAATTAAACTTTTTGCTAACAATTCTAAAATTGTCTAGCACTGCAATTTCTCCGCCACCAATATAAGTTCCAGAAGCATTGAGTTGGCTATTTGAAAATGATTTCGTTTCCGTTGAATATTTATAAAGTAAAAAATTGTCGTTGTCTACTCTTACAATTGAAAATATGCCTTGATTTAAAGAAGAAAAATCGCCAGTTGGTATATTTTCAATTTGAATGATTTGATCAGTTTCTAAATTATGGCTTGGACAAAAAATTGATGTGGGAGTTGTTATGTTTCCTGTTATCCCTTTAATGCTTAAAGAAACATCATTTTTTACGTTTTGATCTATGAATAGCACATAGCCTTGTTGATTTCCTGCAACAATGCTTGGAAAAAGAGCTGGATTTGATATCCAAGGCACATTTTGGTTTTGCCATTCATCTACATTTTCTTGCGTGTAATCTTGCCATCTTCTTCCTGATTGAGCTTGAAAAGTGCCAAAACAAGTAAATGAATCTATAAATATTGCCCAAGAATCATTTTCATAATTGTAAACAAGGCGTCTGTTTGGATATACATCCGATAATTTTTGAATGTCTTGATACGGATATGTCCAAAAAGCCAAGCGTTTTTGAAAATCCCTTATGCCATAAACGCGATTTGGGCCATTCGCATTATTGTTAAAATGAAAAACCAGATCAGGAATTTTGATATCGATTCTTTCGCTTTTGTAGCTATCACATTCGACTATTCCTTTGTCCCCTACCGCAATAACAGAAGTGTCGAATTGCACTGAGCTAAACGTGCTTTCGCAACCTAATTCTGTGTTTACTTTTTCGATTTGGAAAGGAGAAATTGACCTTCCTGTATATCTCAATTGCCATGTGCTTCTTTCACAAAAAACGACAAGATTATCTCTGACAAATCCGACGCTGACTATATTTTCTGTTGTTGGAATATCTAGATAACCGCCTCTACCAGGAATATCATCTCTCCAAGCACCTGTAGTTGCTGGTGGGCCCACGCTATCTATTGTAAGTGGATTTCCAATAGCGGCCCATCTTATGCGCTGAGGATATTGCGTAGAAGTTCCTAATGTTGTGCCTTCATAAGTATTAAAGGCTACCAATCGACCTCTAAATGGTACTAAGCATAGACACTGATTAAGAAAAATATTTGGTGCTGTGCTTATTAATCCTGTTCCTGTAGCGCTAGACGCACCAAAATCAATCCAATTACTTCCATCTGTGTATCTAATTGGATCGCCACTCAATCCCGAAAAATTGGTAACCCAAAATAATTTTTGAGTCCCTAAATTCCAATAATTAGTTCCCCAAAAAAAATTAAAATCAAAGCCTGTCCAAGTGGTTCCAGGAATAAATTCTTGCCATCCCGAGCCTGTAAATGCATAAGCATATTTTGTATCAAATGCCAGACACATTTCATTATTGCTAGCGGCTAAATCTCGAGTTAGCAATCCCATAACTGGCAATGTCGGGAAATATGCCATATTTACCGTAGAAGCTACTCCTGCACTAGCTCCTGTAATTACGACATCGCCAGAAATATAATTTATGGTTCCTGTTACGCCTGAAACAGGATTTGTCTGTAAGGTACCGTCACCTTGGTCTATCAAAGTGACGTTAATCGTTATTGATACACTTCCAGGCTCAATTTGAGCATTTGTTTCAGGAACTACAGCGGGACTCATTGTAGAGTAGAGATTAAAACTCCATGGACTTGCCCCGCTATTTCCCAAACTTACAGCTGTAAAAACGCGTCTGAGCCTTCCTAAAATTTTGCAGCCCTGTTTTCTTTTAAGCTGTTCTCTCCATACGTACGCATTTTCTAAAATTGGGTATGCATCAGCTGGCAAAATAAATTGCTGCCGATCTTCGACAAGTCCAGTTTCATTTCCTGAAATATATAAGGGAGATAAAGAAGGCATTAAGGATATCCGCCCCAGCCGCCCCAGCCGCCATATACTGTATATCCTTGTGTAGAATTGAATAGCTGATAATTTGGCTGGCCAATTTCTTCAACGCCTTGCCTTTCTAAAACAAGTCCTTCTTGTCTTTTGAGACCGTCTTGTAATGCAGCTACCCCGTCCAAGTCATTTCGATCTCTAAGAATTTCAGCAGCAGCAATATAGGCTAAATATTGAGCCCATTGATTTAAAATTGGAACATCTGTCGTTTCATAAAATTGGACTGGGGTAAGATAGGTTTCTATTTCCAATTTGTGTATCAATTTTGGGATAGGCCTAACTGTAAATTCATTATTCCAAAATAACAGACAGTAAGGTCTTCCAGGCTGATATTGACTGACTTTGACGGTGATTTGAGTACCTGCAGCAGGCGCTACGGGGAATACAATGTGAAAATTTCCCGTGACATAATTTACTGTGCCTATTTGGTTTGTGAATCCAGTAGAGGATGTTCCTTGAAAATATAATCCAGGATTACCGGTATTTTGATTGTGCATTCCAGGAATTGGCGGAAATGTGCTGGCATTATATGGAGGAACGGTTACTTGAGGATTAGGAACTTGCAAAAGTAATCGCCCTTCTCCATCATCTGCTATACTTATTGGATTTCCCGAAACATCTATTCCGCCCACAATGACTTGTTTTGACAAAAAAGGAGCTGGAATATTGAATGAAAAATCTACCGTTTGTCCATCTCCTGAAATTGGATTTAATGTTGTTGGCCATCTTGGCCATAGGTTATAAAATTGCGTTCTGTCTTTAAAAAAAGACCCAATGATCCCATCGACATAAAAGGGAGCTCGTATCCCTTGATTATAATTCACATCTAATGGATATCGATCGCGATAAGGTTCTGTGTAAATCGTATACACAGAGCGCATTTGATCGATTTTGATACCGTATGGGAAATCGTTTAATAAAGCATTGTTAAGATATTCATCTATGCTTGCAGTTGGTAGCGCCGATTCACTTGAAGATGCAGTCAAGCGGCGAATTTTTCTTCTCATAAAATTGACTGTAGAATCTCCAGGCGCTACCGTTGCCATAATTAATCCTTAAAATGAAACAGGCACAAATTTATGAATCCAATCGCCTTCCAAATCTTTGTCTAACGGGCTTCCATCATTATTTACGTCTTTTCCATCCACTGACATTAAGCCGGAACGTTTTGGCATTCTTGCTTTATTAACTTCTTTAATTAATCCCATTGGAACTTCATAAACATACCCAGGAATAAATCTCCAAATTTGGATAGGCTCTCCAGCATAACGACAATAAGGTTTTTCTAACCTTTCTTGTTTTCCATTTTTGTTTATGTATTCAGCTTTAACAATTCGGCAATCTTCTTTTTTTTCTTTTTCCATTCTTGCTTTAACTGAAGGCGACATATGTTTAAAATCATCATTTGCACAAGAATTCACTCTTGTATCAATCAACCCATGCAATTCACCTGTTGCCGTTGCTAGTGTTAAACTCATCAATTGCCTCTATTGTTTAATGACTGAAAAGGTTCAGTTCTTGTTTCATTATCTAAAGTTAAATTTCTTGACCCTGAAGGGCTCATTGTAGCGGGTTGCGTTGCTGGATTAGGAATCGAAAACGCATCGTAATTTGTTGAATCCATATCAAGAGATATATTTGATCCATCATTTGCCAAAATCTTTACAGTTTGATTGTTGGCTTGCCACATGCCATATGTTACAGGAATTTGCAAAGTAACTAATTGGCCTGCGATAAATGAATTTGATTGAGTTTCTGCGTTTGCTGTAACAGTAGCGACTGCTGGATACGCATTTGTTATTGCTGTAATCGATAAAGCGCTTGGAATCGTAATCACGCCAGGTAAGTACGAATTTGCAATATTTGGTAGCATTAAATACCTAAAAAAGGGCGCTTTTTACACGCCCTTTCCTTTTAATTTTCCATTTTATAAGCGACCCAATTGATCACATCATTTGCCGCCCCAGCCGGCGATTGTGCTCCGCCTGCTAAGTACATATAGGGAGTGAATTGCCCCGTATGGAAACCTTGATATTGAAAATTGTATCCAGTTTGCACAAGAGTTTGAGGGTCTTGCGCTGTTTTAGAACCTGCTGGCGCAACTGTTGCAAATAGTTGTGTCGTAGGCACAGCCGAACTTAATGGAAAGGCAAATGCTGTAAATGCCGATGAATCAATATCTACGGTTATCGTATAATTTGATGCGCTGACAGCTGTAATTGTTCCCGTTAAACCATTCATTTCTGTCATTCCAAAAGAAAATGGAATGCTAAATCTGACTTTCATGCCTACAACATAATACGCTGTGGGGTCTACAGAACACGTTACAACTGCACTTGTTGCTTGGGTAATATTTGTTACGTACAAATATTGCGGATCTACTGCAGCATATTTTGAAATACGACGTGTAAAGCCAGCAGTGGCAGGAGCTGCAAAACCAGATGCTCGTAAACCTATAAGCGTATATCCAGAGCCTGAAGTTGATGAAATTTGAAAATTCATCCCTGCAATTTGTAGCATCCCAGTAGTGCCGTAAAATTGAAGGATATCGCCATCGGAATATGTATTTGTTTGTGTTACCACCGCAGGAGAAGCGGCGGTAATACCAGTGATTGCATTTGCGCTTTGCGCTTCAATAACAGGTGAATTTGTAACGTATGTAAACCCTGTTCCAGCTGAAAAAGCTGAATCAAGATTTGACGTAGTTTTTACTGTTTTGATTCCACTTCCTGCAGCTGATGCCCCAGCGCCAAATTTTTGACCAAACCATAACCCTTTTGTAACAGTGTTAGGATTAGAAGCCGCCAATTGTGTGACATTGTAGGTCTCAAATAAATCCGCAGAAGATGGCAATGAAACTTTTACGCCTGCTCCAGTGGAGGTAAAAGAGTTTGCCGCTATAATGGTGAATGCCATAATTACCCCCTTAAGTTGGATTTAAAGTTGTTGTGTTTAAACCAGAAATCCAATTTTGATTGGTAATTGCTCTAGCAATCGCAAATTTGGCATATAACTGGCTATTCTGAGCAACACTAGAGACAACCCAAGGTGGTCTATAACCGATTGTTGCGGTATAACTATTTTGTTCAATTTTAGCGGCTGCTTCTAGTCCATACATAGGAATCGTGTATATGGTTCTTCCTAGCTCAGAAATTCCAGGAGTTTTTGCGGCTTTGGATGAAACAAAAAATCGGAATCTACTAATAGAACAATATTCTTCTGGCCTTAGTCCTTCTTGAGAAGGATAAGCGTTTTTAAGAAGAACGCCTTGAACTTTCTGCAGATCATTTGTCAAACTTGTGGAAGCTAACGCAATAAAAGCGTCCCGTGTGGGCCCAGTCGAAAATTTATTCATCGCATCGATGCTTTCTAACATTGTGCGAGCGTCATTTCCTAAAAGAATGGTCTCAATGTTGTTAATATCATTTAAACTGATATTACTTGGAGAATCACCATTAGTTCCGCCTGTACAATTTAGATAACTAACAGATGAAGCAAAAAGGTCTCTCATTAAAAGATCTTCTTTTTCTCTTAACCATTGCCCTAATAAAGCAGTAAATTTTGTCAGAGTTTTGCTGTTTTCATACAAAATAACTTGTTCATTAGTAATGATGCTTTTTGCATAAGTTTCCATCGTCGCGTCAATGTCAGTTCTTTGAGGTACTTCGCTGGCAGGATCAATACCAGAACCGTCGAGTTGTCCGCCATCTGTTGAAAGGCGTTCAAATCGAGACATACGGGTTGTTTTGCCTATGTAAGCATCAGCATGATGCAAATCCACCCCAAAAGAGTGAATAAGGCTAAACATTGGCGTTGAAAGTAAATCTTCGGCGGCTTGAACTGGTAGCTCAGGCGCCATATTGTAGATGTTTGTTATACCGGAAGGGGCTGTCATCTTATCCTCGCTCGTGCATGTTTAATTCCGGTTTGCGAATCCGATTATCTGCACGCACGGGCGAGGTGCTTTTTCAGCCTAAAGAGAGCGACTCTTTTATTCTGCTTTTTTCAAAGTATAAATTTTGTTTTAAGGTGTCAAGCCTTTCATTGTTCTTTGCATTCTTTCCCAATTTGCTGCTTTTTTTGCTTCTGATACAACCGAAGCGTATGATTGACCAGATGATGTTAAATTTGTTGATGATATTGATTTTGGTTTTTCAAGATTTTTTTGCAATTTTGCTGCATCCGCTGCGCTTGTGGTATTTTTCACCAGCTTTTTTGTTGCCTTGTATATTGCAGCCCATTTTTCAAAACCGTCTGGCATATATTTGAAGGGCGCTGCTATCTCTGGATAATGGTATTCCAAATAATCCAAATTTTCTGTAGAACATACCTGATCAAAATCTTTAAATTCTCGGTTTAGAAGAACAGGAAGATTTTTAATTTCTTCCTCATGCCTCTGTCGAAGCAATTCTTGTTCTTTTTTTTCTAAAAGTTCTCTTACTTTTTTTTCGATTTTTTCATCTTCTGACTCTTCAGAATATTCCTCATACGTATTTGGCTTACTTGTCACAGCTTCTAACGCTTTCCTTAAAGCTTCGGCCTCAGCTGCTTTTTCTGCCGCTTTTTTTTCTATTTCAATTCTTGCTTTTCGCTCCGCCTCTCGTTGCTCTCTAAATGCACGCCAATTTGCCACATTGGCTTCGCTTTTGATTTCTGGTGCTATTTCTGAAGGCTGTTGCAATATTTCTTGTTCAGATTGCACTTCTTGCGTAACTTCTTGCTTTGTCTCTTCCATCATTCCTCATGTGTAAATTTTTTTCTTAAGTTTCTTATGCATCATTTTTGGTTGATTTTTTTCATCAAGTGTGACATTTTTTAATGTATAACAAATATTTTAATTTTACCATTTTTTGCAGTGATTTTATGGACAACACAGAATTTCAATCCGTTTTAAAAAAAAAAATATTTGAAAGTCTAGACAAATACAACCAGCTTATGAATTATATGTCTGCTGATTTACCTATAGAATCTTTGTGCATAAGCAAGCGGGCAATCAATTTATTGCGTAAGAGGAGGATCTTTAGAGTCTACGACCTTTTTGATTTGGATCTTACTAAAATCGAAGGGCTCCATGCCGATGACATTAGGGATCTTACAGCCGGCCTCAATCAATTTTTGCCGATTCGCTAACATATATTCGTGTTCTGATAACATATTTATGTCATGTTCGTGTCGTATGTATTCCCAAAATGTACCTTGAAAAAAAGCGATTGACCATGCCTGCATTTTTTCATATCTTTTATGAACAATAACGCCTGTGCCTGCTAGTTCGGCCATTACAACATCGCTTGGCAAAACCCATAAACGTTTGGTAATACGGTCTAGACCTTTATTGTACAAAAATACAGCTTGGTTAGGTCGAGGCTTGGGAAGATACGGCCAACAATAAAATTTTCTTCTTATGACATTTTTGATCAAAGGATCTTTGGCAAGAATCATCACCACGCAAAATTCATTTTCATCGATTATATTTCGATAATTTTCAATAGCTTTTCGTAAATGCTTCTCTAAATCTTCAGCCATATAATGCCCAACCTCAAGAGCATCATATTTTGTATTATCTTTAAGAAGTTTATTGGAGATTTGCCCTGCTGTCTGAGTCATTTTTTTCTTTTTTTTTTGTTTTTGACAACATTTTGCATTTTATCAACCCATACTTATTCAAAAGATATTGAATATACAAAATCAATTTTTCTCTACTGCATAATGCTTGGCAAAATTTATTTTCAGGAATTTTTTTTGTATTGAATGAATCATGAACATATTGCTTACACGTGCGACATAAATTTATCTTTATGTCATCAGTTTTTTCAGTAATCGCAATCATTGATTTTGGCATGGGGAGTTGCCCTATTTTTTGCTGGTCTTGGTAAAAAAGCTGAAGCAGGATCGTTTCCGTCTATATCTGGTCTTTTTAGCAAAATTTGCCAATGCTCATCGGATGGCACGCCTTTTTTTTGATTTATGTGGCTATTCGGTATTTTTTTTGCATTTTTCATGTTTTTTCCTTTGTTTTGTGCCGCATTAGCGGCACATAGAGTTAAGGGTACTTCATCCGGTGCTTGTTTAAATATTCAGTCTGCATGTCTACCGATTTTTTCAAGTGCTCAGGATTTGACATTTCGCCACTGGTATATTTTGCATTTGTCATTTTTTCATCTTTTTGATCTTTGCTCCAATGCCCTTCATTGAATTGCCCCATGGCTTCATATTTATGGTGCGGGTGCCCTTTATGATGAACGCCTTTATGGTGATGTTCCATATGTTCTTTGTGTTTCATTTTCTCGTCTCCCCATGTTTTCTAATAATTCATTGCGTTATTTTGGTTTGACTGCCGCAATGCTTCAGCCATCTCTAATGTTTTTCGAAAATTTGCAAGGTCCATGTCTTCTAGCTCTATCATAGTACGCAATAATTCTAAATCGGCTTGAGCCTCTTTATGCTCTGCTGTTGCTTGAATTTCAGTGATTTTTGCCAATTTTTCTTCAGTTTGCGAGATTTTTTCTCTTTCTTGAGCTAAATAGAGTTTTGATTTGCTATAACTTTCCATCATTTTTGAATTGTTAAGCTGCTCGTTTTTTTGCGCTTCTGCCTGCTGTTGTTCGGCTTGCTGTTGCGATTCTTCTTCCATATCTTCCATAAGTCTTTTTTTGTCACTTATGAAGGCTTTTCGCATTATCGATTTATTAGGAATAGGAATTCCAAGCTCTCGGAAGTACAGCAGCTGTTGCAATTCCGTTTGTCTTTGGGTGGTGCTGTAATTTCCTTCTTCTACCGCCAAGCCGTATTTGAGTATTTTGGAGGAAAAGAAATGCTCATGAGGTTCTCTGCCTAAAATATTCTGGATTTTTGCTTTTGAGAAATTTTTTCTAATCGCTTTCATCCTGATTCTACCGTATAGCCTTTGGGCATAGTCAAGGCGATCAAATATAGTTTGTAATGTCGTTAGTCCAGCACTCTGCCTAAGCATTGATAAAATTCCAGCTTTGTCGTCCGTATCTGCTCCTAAAAGCTCTTCATTTACGCCTATAATTTTTGTTATGTCTTCCGCTAATGCATTTGACAATTCTATCATCGTTTGGGGAATGGCAGGAGGATCTATCCTTCTAATTTCATCTGGGCTTCTTCCCGCTTTCAATGGGACTAAAAATCCTTGTCCTGATTGCCTCAATGCCTTTACGTCTGTTACTGCGTCAACAGGAAATATCCAACCTGAATTTATTTGACTTTGCAATATTTCTAGCTCAATTATTTTTCTCATGTTATATAAAAATTGAGCATCTCTACTATTTCTTATCAGCCCCATGCATCGCCATGCATAGGAAGTAACATCAGGCTCATAATAACAAATGGAAGGCACACACGGGTATTCATCAATGTTTAATAAATTTTTTCCGTGGTATATGATTTTGTCGCCTATACTAATCACAAGCTTTACAGTAGGAACTTGCATTTTTTTGACTGAAAGCCAAGGCTGTTGCGACAAAATATAATTTAATTCATCTTCAGAATTTTCACCTTCTTCTGTTTCCCATTCTTCAGATTCTCCTGTGTACGGATCAATAATCATTACTGCTTCGCGTGTAGTGCGATAATGAAATTCATCATAAACATACAGATTATTTAAAGAAACGTTTTGCAATTCGGCTTGAACAGGAAAGCGGCCATCTTTTATTCCACCTGGCCGTAATTTTTCAATCACATCTTTTCGCTGAGGAATTAATACACTAGCTTCTTCTTTTGAAACCCATCTTCTCCGCCAAATTCCGTTACAATCGCTTAAATCTTGTTTGCGAAAATATTGATCTATCAAAAAATTGTTATAACTTACAGCGTCTGTCATTAAATCGCCGTTTATTGGATCATAGGTATAATCCATATACATGTATAGCAACGTCATTCCAGTGTCGCATGAGCCTTCAAAAGTTTCGCTTAGGTATTCTTGAAAACCGTCCCTATCTTCACACCATCGAATTACCGTGTTGTAATCATCTGCAAGTGCATCAATTTCTTCAAATCGAGGTTGAACAATGGTAGATTTTCTGTTTTTCCTTTGATATCCGCATACCATATTGATATGGCGTTTGATCAAGTTGAAAAAATATCGATAGGAATTTTGGTTATAATTGTTTCCAGACCAATTATATAAAGATTGATCGCCAACTTTGAATCTTTTATCAATAAATCCTTGCGACCAATAAGCTGAGTTTCCCGGATAATTTTTTTGGTAAAAATCATCTTTCATCTGTTGCAAATTTTTGGAAGAGGTATCCGCTGGGTCTACGTATCCCACGCCTAAATTATAACCGCCTCTATCGTAGCTTCCCATATATTACCTCAAAAATAACTGGACGCCATCATAGGATTCATATAGCCATAACCTTCATTTTCTTCGTAAATTTTTCTTCTAAGTTGCTCGATTGTTAGGTTTGCATCGGGACAATCGAATTCGGCATTAGGAAATGCGCTATAACATGCGTACCTAAGAGCGTCACAGATGTGATCTTTTTTCTTTAGTGGTGCATCTTCACCACGGTCGGCGGCTTTTGGATCCCAAGAATAGCTTTGAATGTGTTCAATAAGTGTTCTACATGACTTGTGAATGCAAATATTTTTTCCAGCTATGAATTTACTGGTTACTTTTATTCCATTTAACACATCATTTTTCGCATCCAAGACAGGCAAATTTTTGTTTCTCAACTCTATTTTCAATGAGGCGGCTGCAGGATCAACGTAAACAGCGTTGACACTAGAGCCCCCAATAAAATCCACAATATCAGCAGCAAGCTCAGCATCAGTTTTTGATCTTCCGGATTTTGCGGAATCATAATAATACTCTTTTTCTACGTGAATTTGAGGCCACCGTTTAGGAGTAATCGCACACATAACAGCCGCTGTAGCATTTGATGTGCCGTAGTCTATTCCGACAATTCTGTAATCTGCGTTGTAATTTGTAATCTCATATTCATTTAGGTCACAGTAGCTATCGTAAATAAGCCCGTGCGCAACCGCCCACTCTCCTAAAATATACCTTTTAAACCACATGCCAGTATATTCTTTTTTTAGATCTTCTTTGTATTTTTCATGCAAAGCTGGGTTGTCATCTAAAATAAATTGCCATGAAATGAGGTCTAAATCGCCTTGTCTATCTATATATTCCTTTTTAAGCCAATGAGAAGGGCCCTCAGGATTGCAAGAAGCTAGCAGCTGAGCGCCTGGAATGCTAAGTCTTGATAAAAGCATACGCCAAAAAGCTACAGGAATACAGGCGGCTTCATCTACGTAGGCAAATGCAAGCGTCGAGCCCTGTATTCGTCTTACGCTTGATTCATCATGTGCACCTACAAAATACACGTTTCGGCCAAATAGACGCGTTTCTGTCGATTTTGAAGCAGGAACAGGAAAGCCTAGAAAATCGTGCAGTTGAATTAGCACGTTTCTTTGAATGCTTTCTCGGTTAACTCCGATGATCATGGCAGCGCCTTCAGGGCCATTTTTCAAAAGATCAATAAATTTTAGGATACTGGCAAAAGTTTTGCCAGAACGCACGGCGCCTACCCAAATATTGATTCTTTTGTTAGCTTCCGCTATGGATTGAATTTGCTTGTTGCTTAGCTTCATCTAGCATCTTTTTTAATTGTTGATTTTCCGCTGCTAACTCTGCGATGCAAAGATTGATAGAGGCTTTATCTTCATCAAAATTCTTATTGTTGTCGCTGGGTTCTTTTTGCCCTAACCGATTTTTGCCAAGCCAAATCAACAGACCTTTATCTCCATTCATCGCTAATTGAAATTGTTTTTCGCGTAATAGAGAGTCGCCTTTTTGCCTTTTTATTGAGCAATACTCCGTAAAACCTACCCCATATTTTTCATTTACCCTGCGATAAAAAGTATCAGGGTGAATGTCAAAATGAGGAGCAATTTCAGTGCCGGTGCATCCAGCCATTAAAAGGTTATCGACTTTTTCCCAATCTATGGGTTTAGGAGGACATGACATTTTCACTATTCCTTTTAAAAATATTCATTTCCTATTCATTTTCTTCGATCATTGTTTTTGACCTTTTAATAAAATATTTTATATATTCTAAATATCTGCTTTTGATTATGTGATTTCCAAATGAATTTTTACTTGTACGTTTTCAGGCTCTCCGTCAAAATTTCTTTTAGCATCTTCAATGCAAGAAATGATATAGGCGTCACTTTCGTGCACTGAGTAATTTTCATAAGCCAAAAATTTTTGCCTATACGTACGCGAAGAATCTTTTAAAATGACTGTTAGCTCGCTCATTTTTTCCCCTTTTTCTTTCTAGCATTGCTTAAAGCTGCTGCAACCGCTTGTTTTTGAGGGTGCCCTGCATGAATCATTTCTCGAATATTTTCGCTAATGACTTTTTTGGAAGAACCTTTTTTAAGTGGCATCGTAACTCCTTTTTAGTTGACATTAAAAAAACCATGGGTAAATAGCAATTTTTTTAGTTAGAATTTTTGAGAAAAGTATTGTGTGCATTTGCGTGATTTGATATATTGTGAATATCGAAGCAGGTCTCCTCAATAGCAATGTGCTTTAGAGTTGTAGCGGCTAAGATAAAAAAACAAAAATTTGGAAATTTGAGGTTTTTTATGGCTTGTTCGTTTAAAGACTTAGTGACCCGTGTGCAAGAAGAAATTCGTACTTCTGAAAGTTATGATTTTTCGTGGAGTACGTTTGTTTCTGCAAATGATTTGCAAAATTATTTTGGGTATCTGGAAGAAGACAACAAAGAGCTTTTTTCCCAGTTTCTTGAAGCATTGATCGAACATGACGGCGACGGCCTCAAAGAATTTTTGTACGTATCACAACTTTTTTAAACTGAAGAAAAAAATGACAAAACGATTAGACCCGGCGGTAAGAATCGACCCTAAGATTCACGCTATTTTGAAAGACATGAGATGGGAATACAAGATGACCATTTCCGAAATGGTCAATCTTGCATTGATGGAATATGTAGCTAAACGGAAAAAGCCTACTTCTTTTTGAGCATTTTTTTCCCGTAGTCACAAATTTTGTCTCTTTTTTTGTCGGCGGCCAAAAGATTATGTTCTTCTTTGACAAGTTTTTTGGTCGCTTTCTCAATTTTTTTGATTTTTTTGTCCATTTTTCCCCCATGTAAAGTTTTTTTCAAGGTAATAAATGGGCAAAATTTTGTGAAGGAAAATTGACGTAAGTTTTTGAACTTATATCATTTTATGAACTTATATTGCATAAAATTAGCCAGTGTGGCATAATGCAATCACAAAACCAATGAAATAGGAGTATGTTATGGCGCGAACGAATAAAATTTTTGAAAAAAAACAATCTTCTGAAGGTAACATTTTTACAGGATTTGAATTAAAAAAAGAATATAGCGATCAATTAGACAGAATTTGCATTGAGGAAAGCCGAACAAAAAAATGGGTGCTTAATCGTGCTATTGAACTTTTTTTTGCTAAACACAAAGCTGAACAAGAGCAAAGAAAAACATTTGAATCAAACTTTTATTTGAATTTTCAAGATTCCGAATCAGAATTTTCAACTGGTGTTTAATTTAGCTACAAAAAAAAGCGGCTACTCAGAATTTGGAAACTGAGTAACCGCTAAACCGTGTATTGCTCTACCAGCTCGCAACTGCAGCAATATACCAACCGTATAGACCTAAAGATCGCAAACGTAACCGTTTTAGCGATTTTAAAAATCTGTAGGTTTATCGACGCGTTTTTATTACGTCAACCATTTTGTTTTTAGATCATAGATCTAACATCAGCTTAGATTGGTTGGCAAATTTTTTCAAGCGCTATCTCAAACAAGATTGATAGTGATTGATTTTCAATATCTTGGAACTTATTTGGAGGATACATGAATATAGACGAAATGCCCGATGCGATGTTGCAATTAGGCGAAGCTATCGATCATTTAGCACAAGTGAACGCGTCTGGGAACGAAGCTTTTGAGCGTCTGAGCTATAGCTTATTTTGCTTGTCTAATGAGGTAGAAAATTTGAAAAAATTCTTAACTTGGGAGTATCAAGGTGGATCGCAATGAGAAAATAGGGAACATGGAAGAACCAAAGAAAACTTTCATGTCCCCTACCAGAGTACTGGAAGATATAGGAGTATATCGAGCTAAGATTAAGAATAAATTTTAAAAAGCGCAAGAGGAAAAATGACACTTACTTTAATGAATGGCGATCACGAAAAACAGCATGGTTTTTCTGTTACGCAAATTAATATTTTAAAGAATACTCTGTGCAAAGATGCATCAGAAGACGACTTGATGATTTTCTTAATGATTTGCAAGAAAACTGGTTTAGACCCATTTGCTAAACAGATTCATGCTGTTATTCGCGGCGGCAAAATGGTCATTCAGACTGCTATTGATGGCTTACGATTGATCGCTGAAAGAACCAAAAAGTATATGCCTGGCCCTGAGCCAATCATTTCTTACAAAGAGAATGGCGAAATTGCTTCAGCAACTGCATTTGTTAAAAAGCTTGGCCCAGATGGTCAATGGCATATTGCGGCCGCTACAGCTCATTTTGATGAGTACGCTCAACGTTTTTATGATCGTGCATCCAATCGATGGAAATTAGGCCAATTTTGGGAAAAGATGCCTCGCTTAATGATTTCAAAATGTGCTGAAGCTCTTGCCTTACGACGTGCTTTTCCTGCTGAAATGAGCGGTTTATACAGTGATGAAGAAATGACGCAGGCTGATGTCATTTTGAACAAAGAAGAGCCGGAGCACATTGAATTGGAGACCAAAATCGAAGTAAAAAATTTTCCTTCGCCTGATCAAATAAAAAATTTGGAATCTCAAATAACGGCGCTTGGAGAAATTTACAAAAATTGGTTTTTTGGCTCATTTCTTCCAATCAATCATAAGATCTCATCGCTCAATGATGTTTCTCTTGATCAGTACGAAAAAATTAAAATTGCGGTAGATCGCCACGAAAAGAAAAAAAAGGAGAAGGAAAATGGAAATTCTTAATCTCAAGCAAGGAACTCAGGAATGGCTCGATTTTAGGAAAACTAAAATCACGGCGACCGACGCTAGTGTGATTATGCGTGTAAACCCTTGGAAAACGCCATTACAGCTTTTCAAAGAGAAAAAAGGCTTATCCCCTTCCTCATTTGTAAATGACGCAATGAAGCGGGGTATAGAGCTTGAACCTGTTGCTCGCGAGTTATTCATGATCGAAACGGGTTTTGATGTTCAGCCTACTGTCGTATGCAAAGATTGGGCAATGGCTTCTCTTGACGGATACGACATCGATTTACAAAAAATAGTCGAAATCAAGTGTCCTGGAAAAGATGTGCATGAAATGGCGGCCAGAGGACAGGTTCCAGATTATTATTTTCCTCAGCTTCAGTTTCAAATGTTCGTTTGCGATGTGTATGAGGCTTATTACTATAGCTATTTTGAAGGCGAAGGCATATCGATTTGCGTGCTTCGAGATGACATCTTCATCGAAAAAATGATCAAAAAGTGTCGCGAGTTCTATGAAAAGCTGCTAAAAGATGAAGCTCCTGAAATGCTTGATCGCGATTTTCAACAAAGAAATGATTATGAATGGGTTGCCGTGGCTGAATCATTAGAAAAGCGTCAAGAAAGCCTTCGAAAACAACTCTTGACGCTCGCTAATGATAAAAACGTTATGGGCGGAGGGGTTTGCATCACACAAGTACAGAAAAAAGGGACTATCGACTATTCGATAATCCCCGTGCTAAAGAGCGTTGATCTTGAACAATATCGTAAAGCGCCTACTACTTATAGCAGAATCACAACATCGTAAGACCAAGGAACACATGGACTACAATTGCGAGGGCTGCTTAGCAGCTCTCAAGGACAAAGGGGCTATTTTGTACAATCTCTATCGCGAAATCTGTCTTAGCACAAATGCTGGCGATTGCTGCATCTATGAAGAAAAACTAGGCCCTAGAGACCACATCGGGACTCTTATCCATCATCTCGAAATCTCTGGTTTCGTGATGACGACGGAACTTAGCGATTGTAAAGTCGCTATCATTCCTCTCGTTTGCTTCTCTGAGTAGCCGTCGCTGCCTGTACGGCAGTAAAGTGAGGGCTGCACTGAAAAGACAACTTGATCGAGACACTAAAACAACTCAGGAAACACCCTTTTTAGTGACACCCTTTTTAGTGACACCTTTTTTTGAGACCCTTTTTGGTGAAACCCTTTTTGGCGACACCTTTTTTTAAGAGCCATGTCGATCATATCTTCATGGGTCTCAAAAAGTCAATATCAACCTTTTTTTGAGGAAACATGAAAACACCTTCTTACACTGACTCTAACTACTTCGAAATTACTGAAGAAGTCGCTTTTACTCATGCAATGAAATTACATGGGACGCCGTTTGATAATAGATGGTTTTTACATCTTAAGCTTGATAACGGATTGACTGATATTAATTCCGTTTTAATACTATCTGAAATTTATTATTGGTATACTCCCACGATTTCTCGTGATGAGGAGTCCGGTGAAGAACTACCGATGAAAAAGAAGTTCAAAGGTAAATATTTACAAAAAAACAAAGGGCAACTCGGTAAATGTTTTGGTTTAACAGAAAGACAAATTGGGGATGCATTAGTTCGTTTAGAAAAAAGAGGGCTGATCGAGCGTCTTTATGAAAATGTGCAGTGTGAAGACGGGTCGTTTTTGGGAACGCGCATGTTTATTCGTATTTTCCCCGAAGAAATAGCGAGGATTACTAAAATTTAAAAAGATAATAATCGGTTTCATAAATCTCTATCCCTCGTTTTACTTTTTTAGGAATTAATCATGAACGACGAATTTTGGCCAGCAACTGTTGAAGTTGAAGAAATGAGCAAGCTTCATATTTCAGGAAATGTTACGCCCCCCATGTGGTACAAAAGAATTACATTTGAGAACGGCGCCGTTGATTTTCTCTCTATCGCTATTCTTTCAGAACTTGTTTTTTGGTATCGGGCTATTGAGCTTCGTAATGAAGAAACGGGCGAGCCTTTGCCTCCTCGCCGAAAATTCAAGGGGCGCTATCTTCAGAAAAACAAAAAGTCATTGGCACAGCAATTTAATGTTTCGGAACGGCAGATCAAAGATTCGCTTTATCGACTCGAAAAAATGGGGTTAATTGAGCGCATTTATGAGCACCTGAAAGCTCCTGATGGAACGATTTTAGGGCTACTTTTATATATAAAGATATTCCCTAAGAAGATTGCGCAACTTTCTTACTATAATGAACTTACAGAAGAGAAGTTTCCACCCGACGTTTCAACGTCAGACGGTGGTTTTTCTCATCCAAATGACGTTTCAACGTCGACCATCCGACGTTTCAACGTCGACACCCTAGACGGTCAAACGTCAAACGCTCATATAGGTACAGAGATCACTACAGAGATCACTACAGAAAATATATATACGCGTGAGAAAAATCCTTCATCTCGTCAGAAATCTAAAACCCGCCGCTCTGCGGCTCCAGAAAAACCACTTAAAATCCCGAAAGTTGAAGTTGCGCCGGCCGTCTTCTTGACCGAAGATGAGCGCCAAAGCCTTTTAAAGGCCCATGGTGAGGATTTCGTGAACCTCATGCTATCTACCCTCAGCTCATACAAAGAAAGTAGCGGCAAGGCCTATAAAAAAGACTCGGCCTTGATGCGAGAAGGCGGCTGGGTTTTTGAAAAGGCAAAAGAGAAAATGAAGGCTTTAAAGTTGGAAAAACCACCTGAAAAAACTTACGACCCAGCAAATTCTTCTGATCACATTCCCGAACTCATGCGAATGACCGTTGAACAACGAATTGCGTGCAAAGCTACAGTGAATCGCTATTTTTACAACGCTATTTGGACCAGAGGCGAGCGCGAGAAGCGACCTGATATGAAATTGGGTTATTTAATCATTGAAGAGGATGGTTCTATCTTTGGCCCTGTAACCGAGGAAAATGTTGAAAAATGAGCTGGGAACATTTTTGTGACCTTCATGAAATTGACGAAAGTTATCGTCATTGCTCCGAAGAAGATTACAAAAAAATAAATACAAATTTTTTTATTGAAGCCAATAAGTGGTATCAGGTAAAAAAAGGAACTTTACTGCTTCATGGTGAAACAGGTACGGGAAAAACTCACCTGTCTATTTTACTCTTGAAAAAAGAATATTTGCGTTGGGAATCGTTTTTTAAACGAAAAAATATTCATATGCCTGTCCCTGTTCGATTTTTGCATGCCAAAAATATTGGCGAGCAGTATGAAAGGCATAAGGGCTGCTCTTCTTTTGCTTCTTTGTTGGGCGAAACAGAATTTTTGGTTATTGACGATTTAGGAATAAGGCAAAGATATCCTTCGGACAATGAGATTTTTTTTGGAATTTTTGACAAAAGGTTTAACAAAAGAAAACCGACGATTGTCACTTCCAATTTGTCTATTTCTGAACTTGCCAAAGATCTACACGCGAGAACCATCGATCGAATGTTAGCGCATGAGCTTAACATGGGCGGAAAAAGCGTTAGAAAAATTTTTACATAAAATGAGGAAATCTATGTCCGATCTCCAAGACGTTTTGATTCATTCCATTGAAATGCAAGCAGAAATTTTAGATAAAAAAAATCAAAAATGTTCTTCTAAGTTTAATAAGCTTGTTTCTGCAATGCGTGACTTTTTACATGAAAAAGATGAATACGATGAGTTGATTGACAAATTTGATAAAACTTGTCATGTACTTTCAGAAAATGGCGAATGTGGTGAAAAAGAGGAAGAAGAAACTGACTAAATTTATTCTTTGGAAATACTATGAAAATCGAAAACTTTCGTCGAATCGAAAACAGCTACCGCGTTGGATCATTCAATATTGTCATGGAAAATTGGGGTGGGCTGATCATTCGTGACTGCCATTTATTTTGCAAAGATGGGAAAGAATGGATTTCCTTGCCTCAAAAAGAATACATGAAAAATGGCGAAAAAAAATACTATACTCTAATTTCCTTTTCTTCGTATGAAAACTTGTTAAAATTTCTTGAAAGAGTAAAACAAGAAGTAAAAAAAATAATGGGAAACCCAGAACCAATTATTTCCGATGATTCAGAGATTCCATTCTAGAATTTTGACGCCTACAATTTCAGAGTCAAATTGCTCAGAACATTGGACAAAAAAACATAAACGCCGCCGTCTTCAATATTTGCATGTAGACGTAATGTGGCTAAAAGAGCGTCCCAAAATTACGCTTCCATGTGTGGTCAAATTGACACGATGCGCAAAACGTTTAATGGATGACGATAATTTGAGAGGAGCACTCAAAGCTGTTCGAGATCGTGTTGCGGATAGATTAATCCCTGGGTTAGCGCCTGGTCGCGCAGATGGAGACCCAAGGATTAAATGGCTATATGATCAAAAAAAAAGCAAATGGGACGGCGTCATGATTGACATTGAATATTGATCATTGACTTTGAGGAATATTTGCGCTTGCTTCGTTTGATAAAGTATCATCCACCAAGTCTGTGGCAGTGCCATGAGTAGATATATTTTGCATTGTCATCGTACAACTTGTGCAGAGCAAAAATAATGCTGCCATTTTTTTCATTTTTATTCTCCCATGTTTAAATCAATTTTTTTTGGCATTGGGCCATAATCCAGTATAAATTTACATTCTACGGCATCTTCATAAATTTCATATAAGCAAAAACTTGGATTGCATGTTGGATCGGTTATGATGTTAACAACATTTTCAATGATATTGTCTAGTCGTGAATCTACGGATTCGATCGCCTCAGAATCATAAGAAATCATCATGGCGGAAAGATTTGCCGAAAACATGATAAATGGGATCAAACATTTCATAAAATTTTCTCTTGCTTGATATATTTATACAAAGTAAAGCGCGACACACCCAGCTCTCTTGCTATAGCTGCCTTGCTTTTTCGCGTGTTCAAAAGTAAATCTCTTAACGTAGCTATTTTTTCTTCGTTAAGTTTTCGTGGTGGTGGTTTGTAGCGACCTTTTCGTTTAGCTATGGCAATACCTTCACGTTGACGTTCGCGGATAAACTGATATTCGAATTCTGCAAATGCTCCCATTAAATGCAATAATAAATTTGACATAGGTGAATCATCACCGTCAAAAATCAAATTTTCTTTTACAAAATGCACCTGAATATTTTGTGAGACCAAATGTTTAACAATTTTTTTTAAATCGTTAACATTTCTTGCTAACCTGTCCATGGAATGAATGAAAATCACGTCATCTTCTCTAACAAAATCCAGCATCAATTTAAGTTGCGGACGGTCTAACGATCTAGCAGAAGCAAAATCAATAAATTTCCTATCAATTGAAATTCCTTCCAATTGTCTTTCTGGGTTTTGTTCTGGGGTGCTTACTCTAACGTATCCTATACGTTTTCCGCTCATGAATCCTAATCCTGTCAATACTCTTATGTGTAAATAATTTTGGGACGCTTTTTGAAACGTCCCAATTTTAATTATTTGATTTTTCCCCTATTGCATAATATATCCTATACTAGAGGTTTAATTTTCTTTAATGGAAGTTGTTTAATACACAATTTCCAATTTTTTTCCAATTCTTTTTTGTGTAAAATCGCCCATTCAATTACTAATCCAATGACTCTAGGGGGCAATTTTCCTGAAATAAGTTTAAAATCTTCAATAGAAAACAATGCTTCATAATCTTCATAAATAACATAAAAATGAGGCGGTAATTGATCATTGCCATACATGTTTATGATAATTCCTAAAAACCTTGATAACTCTAACATTTTCATCTTAATTTTATGATTTATCTCTGTGTCTTTCCTCAATGGTGCATAATCTGCCATGAAAATCTCTCATTTCTTTTTGGATTTCATCTTTATAAAGAGCTAAATCTTTTCTAATTTCGTCTTTATGATTGGAAATATCTTTTCTGATCTCATCCTTATAATTTGACATATCGCGCCTAATTTCATCTTTATGATTGGACATGTCTCGCTTGATTTCGTCTTTCAGGGTTTCAATTTTTGTCTCAATCTTATTTTCAAAAGATTTCATGTCTCCTCTCAACCATCCAATCAAAGTTATATTTGACCCTACGATTGTGATGACAACTCCACCTGCTGCTAGCAATAATGTGACTGCGTCCATATTTTCCTTTTTTTGGGTTATTTCTTGTTTCTTTCTTCAATGGTGCAAAGCCTGCCATGGAAACTTTTTGATTCTTCAATGACTGCATACATCAAGGCCCTGATTGCTTCGAGCTTTGCGTCGGTATGTCTAGCATCCGCGCGAGATTCTGTCCTGTTCCAAATAAACAGCCCAAAAACTCCTAAACAAAAAATTATAAATTGAGTCCACTCCATATTTTTTTCCCTTTATGTCATTGTAATTGATGACAATTCTTTTTTTAACTCACAAAGCTGTTGCTCAGCTGATGCAATTTGAGCTTTGAGAATACCTATCCGAATTTCTTTTTGCTCTTCGTTAATCAATTTTAACAATGCCTCTTCGGCTGACAAATTTTTTCTTTGAAAATATGTTTTCATAATATCGCCTTTTGTGTATATTGTCAGTGGCACTATAGGACAAAAATTGACAGTTTGTCAACTACAAAGATAAAACATTTTGGATTGACTCAATCGTTTTTTGAAAAATGAGTGTAAACAGGGGATACCCTGAAATGACGCACATTTTTTTTGACTGTAAACAAAAAAATTAATGCGTTTTTAATGTTTGCTTATGTCAAAAAAAATGTTTAAAATTTTAAGACTTTATGAATAGAAAGAAGCGTAAGAAAATATACATCTCTATCAAGAACTCTTGGAGGGGTGTTATGCCTTCATCTAAAATTATTGAGATAACTACCATTGCTCATCATGGTCTTTCTCACAATCCAAAACACCCATTGAACATGATTATCATGAATTTCAAGAATAGGGATGAGATTGTGAAATATGGTGTTAAAAGAGTCGGGTTATAAAAATCCGCCCAGAATTTTTGGGGTTTTATGAAAGATGGGTGGAATAGCTGCCCTCAGTTAGGGGTCAGCTCAGAATTCGGATTATAAAGCACGTTAAGGATTTTCCTTAGCGTGCGTTTCTGTTCCATTGCGACTCAATCCAAAACCCACACTGGTTCTTCCAGTAGAACCGATGTAGACGTTACCATACTCATCCATAAGCAGGATTGGGCTTTCCATGGGCATTTTTTTTGACTTGTCTATTTTAATCCAGTAGTTCATGTCTTCCTCATTCAACTTTAAAAATATGAATTTCCCCTAAATCACTTTTTTCTATTTGATAAAAAAATTATTGGATTTTCTAATTTGTGCATGTGTTTTCCTTTTCTTGTGATTCCGCCCTGTTTTCCCATATTAACTCAAAGCATATTCCATAAGGGTATTCGTTTTCTGTAGTAGGGCGCACTCGAAGCTGATAAAATGGGAATTCGTGTTTATTTAACTCACTAGATTTTTTCATACATTGCAAAAGCATATGAATTAATCTAACTTGGATATCCAAATTGCCTGAAAAAAAAATGTTTTTATCTAGGGTTACTTTTTTTTCATAACACATTTTTAGATCTGAATCATTGGTGAACGGTTCGGGTATTTTCATATTTTTCCAATTGTTCTAAATTTTTGGGTAAACGCATTAAATAACAATTTAAATTATACCTTATAATAACAAATATTTTTTGTAAAAAAATTAATATTTGCTCCATGTGACCAGCGATTTGCATATCGTGCAAAATATTGAACCCAATGGGTACTCAGTTAAATATTTATTTCCGCAAAAACAAATTAAAAGTTTTTCCATAATTTTTATTTTTTTTTGTTTATATATTCTTTAATTATTTTATCAATAACTTCAAAAAATTTATTCTTGTCATCAATAAAATCACAAGAAAATGTTGTAAATAAAAACATAACGCCAGCTAACTGAATTGTTCTAAGTTCTAATACAGTTAAATGTTTATTTTCATCGCTAATATCATTTAATGCCTGTACAAGTTTTTTTATAAGATCAACTGTTATAATATTTTTATTCACTATTTTTCCTTTTTTTATTCATATAAGATTCAATGATTTTACCAATCAAGGCCAAAAATTGTTCTTTGTCTTTAGCGAAATTATCGCATACCGATAAAAACAAACATGATGTAGCCAAAAATTGAATTTTGTTAACAGTTTCTATGTTAAATTCTTTATTTTTATAATAAAAATCATTTACAACCTTTATAAGGTCTTTTAATAATTTGTCTGCTTCCAAATATGCGTTATCCATTATTTTTTTTACTCCTTACGTAAAAATCACACTGGTTTTTTTCGAAATTGTAGGGAACTTTGATGAAATAGCTTTGACGAGAATGCGGCACTTCTACGCATCGTTTACATTCTTCTTTTTTTGGACAATTTTTTCCTTCGCACATGGTGATATCTGACATTTGAAATCCTTCAAAAAATTTAGAAGATCTGACACATGGTAAATTTTTCTTTCGGAAGTTGGGCAAATGTGATAGCACAACATTTTTTTTGACACCAACTTTTCGAATCTTCGTCTTCCTATTCCTAGCAATTTTTGTGCTTTTGTAGCTGTAACATATTCTTTCAGAGTGGGTTGCATACTTGGTCTTGCTCTATTGTTTCTTTTTTGCAATAATGTACCACCTTGCACAAAAAAGGACAAATAAAAATGGAACCGCTACAACTGCTTCTTTTTGAGGAACCTCTTGAAGGTAAATTACTTAGAGAGGTAAAAGATCTCAAAGAATCTCTTGCTAAAGTAAGAAAAAAACTTTTTGCCCAGAATGGGGAGCTTCAGAAAAAATATGATGACTTGCGTTACGAGTTTGAAGTTTTGAAAGCTGCCATGTGTCAAGCCGCTTTACATCATCCCAAAATCGAGCAATTTGAAAGCCAACTTGAGGCTTTGGCGTGGGAATAAAAAAGCCGAGGCGGAATCATTACCTCGGCTTTCTGCCCTGCATACTTCCTTTTCTGCAAATCAGATAAGAGCTTATATCAACACAAATTTTCAAAATCAAGATATTTTTTGTGTTACGAAGTGAAATAAAAAAAGCATCCATTCAATTGAGACGTGTTGGAAAAATTGGAGTTCGTCAAATTTGTGAGCCCTGTTGCTGTTGTGGAAGCTCCATATAATGCGGCACTGGTTCCAGATGGATTAGCCACTATATTTGAAGTAGATGCAGGAACAGATGCTAAAATTGGAAACGCTAATATAGACCAAATAGCTGTTCCTGCTGCCGCAACGGGTAAACCTGTTAAAAATGCATTTCCTGTTGACGATCCTTTATTGCTTAACGTGATGTTGTAGGAAGCAAAAATCATATTTCCAACCTGAGAATATTCCCCGCTTTGCGTTGTATACGTGATTCCTGTTGTTCCGCCTCCAAAACTAACGCCTGGAGTCCATGAACCTGTTTTAACGTAAACCGTTGAAACTTGTTGATTTGTGGTAGTTGTGTTAATGGTGGATGAAGAACCTAAAAATGTTATATTTCCATAATTTAACGTTCCAAGTCCTGTGATAACGTTTGTATTTGATGAGGTTATCCCTGTGCTTGACAATTGCAATGTGCATCCAGAACCTACGGAAATACTTGATGCCGTTCCTGTGTTTATATACCCATGGCTCATCGTTGACGACCCTGTTCCTGCAAGAGTCAAAAATGTGGTATTTATAAGGTTTGTGTAGCAATGATGAATATTATACGATCCTGTTCCAGATGTTGATAACGAAAAATTTATAACGGAACTGTAGATATTCACCGTTCCCGCCGCTATCGTCGAAGTGCCAAAAACTGAACCGTTTATGCCATCGCAATTTTGCAACGCTAAAGCGTTTATATTTGTAATATTCCATACAGCGTTCGAAGAAGATGCGCCGACATAACAATCATCGACAAAAATGACAAAATTAGCGTTGTTTGCTGTCAAAGCTGTATTGCTTAAAGCATTTAACTGACAATTTCTTAAATATAAAATTCCAGAATTTGAGCCCGTTACGTTTATAGCTGGATTTGCTCCATTTGTTGTTAAATTAATTCCTGAAATAGACGCTGTCCCCGTATAGCTAGCGGTTATTGTTCCTGAAATCGTAACGTTAGGGGTTGTGGAATCACAGCTATACGCAGCTAAATTAATGTTTGGTGACATTATAAAACTTTCTGTATAAGTTCCGGGCTGTATAAAAACAGTTTGCGAACCTCCTGCAGTAACGGCGTCAGCATATGCAGCGGCTATAGTCGTGTAATTGGCTCCTTGCGCATTTCCGCCAGCGCTGACAATAAATCTTGCTGTGTGAAGATCTGTTGTGGGGCCTGTTGAGCTTATTACGGTATTTCCTGATAATCCATTTCCATTTGAAACGGAAATTCCGGTTCCTGCTTGTATAGTGCGACCTTGAAAAGTTTCAACACCATCAAAAACGATATAGCCTGAATTGTGAATATTTAATGAATTTGTCGCGGTCATATTTTTCCTATATTACAGCCCATGAACCCATTGACTCTACAGCATGCCATGTTGAATCTGTCGGTTTAAAAACCAATCCTAACATAGAGCCCTGAATACTTGCGGTTGCTGATCCACCGCTACTAGATGTGATTCCGCCTATTTCTATAAATTGCCCAACTCCTGCATTCACAACCGTAGTGGCGTTGGAATCTACGTAAATAATGATGGTGTTTCCTATAGCAACTCCTGCTGGAAGAGTAATTGTCAAAGCACCATTGCAAAAATACCCATTTTGAACAGCTGCGGAAAAATCCGCGTTTTGCTCAGACCATCTAAAACCATCTGTTTTAACGCTTACTGTTATTGTGCTGCCTGTTGCCGATGTCGTTGCGCCAGTTCCTCCAAAAACATTTATATTATTTGCAGAAGCTACAGCAGTACCACTATCGGTTGTGAATTGCGTTGGTATAGAAGGAGTTCCACCTGGCGGCGAAGAATAAAATTGAGACATTTTTACCTACTTTCTTAAATGTTTCAATGTTTCGGCCAAACGAGCCTCTTTACCCAAAACTCCTTTTTTCTTTGCTGCTTCTTTTAATTTTTTTTCAGGAATTTTTTTTCCTTCAGGTACATGAAGTTTTTCATGCAATTTCCCTTTAGAGCCTTTTTTTGACAATGCTTCTTGAATCCATTTTTTTTTCATCTGTAACCTATCATCTGCAAAAATGTTGGATTTGGTGCAGTTCGACCGTAAATAATTTGTCCTTTTCTTAAATTTAACGTGCCTGTTCCGTAAGTTCCGCCGTCATAGTGATTGGTTTGAAAATCCACAACAAAAGTACCGCCAGGGGGTATAAAATCATGTGCATTAACCCCATCCAAGCTAATTTCTATCGAAACCGTTGTGCTTCCGTTGTAGAGTTTCCAAATTTTTACAGAATCTGATAAACCAGATCCATTCATTGCTTGAAAGGTACCTGTCAAGGTAGAAGGGTCAAATTCGGCTTTTGTGACACACTGTACACACGATAAATCATCAGCCATCTTTTACCTCTTCATTTTGTTCGCTCTCATTTTTTTTATTTTGCTCTATCCATTGATCTTCAAGACGGCCTATCATTTTTTGAAAATAAAAAAGAGCTTCTTTTATATCCTGAATTTTTGAGCCTGAATCAAATAATAATTGAAATACATTTTCATCAATTTTTGTTTGCATTTCTATAATATTTTTTAGCATTTTGCCTCTTTAAATTTATGTGGATAGGAAATTTTAAATTTCCTATCCTATCTATGCTTACACAGGTCTTACGATAAAATAGGCTATAGTGCTCACATCAGCTGTTTGTGTTGAAGCTGGAGTCCCTGAAATCAAACTTGTAATCGTAAAACTTGCTCCTGCTGAAATGGTATACGACAGCGATCCAAGCGTTACAGAGCCATTTGCAGATACTCGAGACATAAAAATCAAATCTCCAGCAGCGATATTAGTATTTGCTACTGTTACAGTACCCAAAACTAAAACGGCTGTTCCTGCCATATCAGTTGCAGCGCCAGCTTTAATCTGTAAACCTTTACCTGTCGTTGCAATTTTTAAATTCCCACCAGTTGCGTTGATATTTCCGCTTCCAGAATTAATGGTCGTTGTCGATGTTGTGTTTGTTGAACCAATTGTGACTGTATTAGCCCCGGCTCCTGTTGCTATTGCTACAGTTTTTCCGCCAGTGCTATTTCCAATGTTAATCGTTTGTGCACCTGTACCACCTGCAATTGTTATTGTTCCTGTATTTGCTCCAGTCCCGCCAAAATTGATAGTTCCTGAAGTCGTAGAAGGAGCAAATGTATAAGTAGAAGTAGCAGCGCCATCTAAAGAAAAATTCCCTGTTCCTGTTACCAAATTTAATGCTGTAGCCCCTGTGTTGTTACCAAGGGTAATTGTTTTAGCTGCTGCATCGGCACCTAAATTTAATGCACCTGTGCCTGAAATCAGCGCTAAAGTGCTATTTGTTGTAGTAATTGCACTACCACCTGATCCAGCATTGATATTGACAGCTGTTGCACCTGTTACATTTCCAATTGTAACCGTTTTAGCAGCCGCATCTGTACCGACGTTTATTGCGCCAGTACCTGAGACTAATGCTAAAGTGCTATTTGTGGTTGTCCAAGTGCTTCCTCCACTACCAGCATTTACATTGACGGCAGTTGCTCCTGTCACATTTCCAATCGTTACTGTGTGAGCAATTGCATTTGTGCCTATGTTAAGAGCTCCGGTGCCACAATTTAAAACCAATGAAGTTGCGCCTGTGCTGTTGCCTAGAGTGATCGTTTTAGCAGCTGCATCTGTACCTATGTTAATCGCTCCTGTGCCTGTTACGACGCCAAAAGCTCCGTTTGTGGTTGTCCAAGTACTTCCACCTGTTCCCGTATTAACATTAACGGCTGTCGCGCCTGTCACATTACCGAGGGTAATTGTTTTAGCAGCTGCATCCGCTCCAATATTTATGGCACCAGTTCCTGTTACGACACCAAAAGCTCCATTCGTAGTCGTCCAAGTGCTTCCACCTGTTCCCGTATTAACATTGACCGCCGTAGCGCCTGTCACATTACCGATTGTTATTGTTTTAGCGATTGAATTTCCTATGTTTATTGGCCCTGTTCCAGAATCTAAAACGACAGAGCTTGCGCCTGTTTGATTTCCAATCGTAATTGTTTTAGCCGCGGCGTCAGCACCAATATTGATCGCACCCGTTCCTGAGACTAATGCTAAAGTGCTATTTGTGGTTGTCCAAGTACTTCCGCCACTGCCTGCATTTACATTTACTGCTGTAGCGCCCGTTACATTCCCAATCGTAATCGTTTTAGCGATTGCTGTTCCTATATTTAATGCACCAGTTCCAGAATCAATAACGACAGAAGTTGCACCAGTTTGATTTCCTATTGTGATCGTATGAGCAATTGCGTTGGTACCTATGTTTAAGGCACCTGTGCCACAATTTAAAACCAATGAAGTTGCACCAGAACTATTTCCTAATGTTATGGTTCTCGCTGCTGCTCCTGTACCAATATTGATCGCCGCTGTATCTGCATCGCCGCCAATATTTATTGCGGTTCCAGCGCTATCAATTATTGCTCCTGCATCGCCTGTTAAAAGTCCTGTAGCTTCTAAAGTTGTAAATTTTCCAGCTGCTGCGCTAGTGCCTCCTGTAGCTGGCGGTGAAGCAAAAACCGCTGCTAAATTTGATGGAGTAACAAAAAGAGCAAGTGCACCTGTTGATGGCGTTCCAGCTACTGCTTCGGCATCTGTTGCTAATTGGCCGATTCCTGCCACTGTTGTTGTTGAAACTGGCGCACCAGCAATTGCAAGAGCATCTGCATAAGCTTTAGTAGCCACTGGCTCTGTGTTGTCTGTTAAAATAACAGTTCCGAATGTGGTTGTAGTGGCTGGTTGTACCCCTCCTGTATCCCAATCGCCTCCACCCGCTGTCTCATAAATTAAATGAGGGTTTACGGCTGCATTCATCCATCTTGTCCCTGCTGGGAAAATATCCTGCGATGTTGGGGCGCGATTTGCTGTTATGAATTGTGGATATACATAACCGTCTAAATTGCTCCCATAAGGACCATTTTGAAAATTTCCTAAAGCTGCCGTCATAATCACCTCAATTTAATCTTTGATAAGGGTAATTTCCCTGTCTTATAAGTTCGTAAAATGCGGCTCCCAAAGATGGATTTTTCCCCATCCACCATCTACCGAATCTATTTCTTCCATTTGTTTTTGCTGGCACAGCGCCATGTGCAAATATTTGAAATATTTGACGAGGAACATTTTGATAGCCATATATAGCTCCTGATTGAAATCTGACCTGTAACCTTCTTGACCTAGGGTCATATTGAAAACCAAAAATATTGCTAGAATTTAATGGCGCTTGTTCAAATCCGTCTGCTACAGGTCTTTGACCTTGCGGCATCATTTCAGATAAACGTTCTAAAACTTGACTTAAAGCTGCTGGGTTTGACGCTAACTGATTTAACGCTTGATCGGGAAATGTCCTTGCATAATTGATAAAAACTTCAGGCTGTTGACCTGACAAAATCCATAAAAGATCAGCCCCTCTAGGAATTTGAGTTTCTTCAGGAGCTTGCGTTTGTCTTCTTAAATTTGTGATTTCATCAATCAGCAAATCTATTTCTTGCGCCACCATTCCTTGCAAATCATCATCTATCTGCTCTCCAGTTGTCTCTATTTCAGATAGCGCTTGCGTTATAGCATCTAAAACTTCCTCGAGAGATCTTAAGCGCTCCAGAGGATTCATGAACCTTTCCTAAGTTCAGCTAAACGTTGTAAAGCCGAGCGTAATGCTTGAGTTCCTGGCCCTTCTTGTTTTGGCTGTTCTTGTTGTGTTTCTTGCTGAATCTGCTCTGGATTTTGCTGTTGTAAAGCCGCTTGACTTTGATCGCCAAAAATTGACATCAACACATTTTCCCAAGGCATTCCAGTTTTTTTTCTAATTTTTTCGATATCTTTAGTGAATCCATGCGCTGGCAATGTTGCCAATGCTCCAGCAACATCCCATTTTTTTCCTTTACTAATTTCTTGCTGCAAAAATTGATGAAGAGCAGGGGAAATTTCTTCTATAACATTTTTAGGCGTCATACTTTTTTTTATATAATCCAGCCCTTCTTTGACGTCTAATCCTTGTTCCATTCCTTTTTTCAAAAACGTTCCGAGCTGTGGGCTAATTTTGTTTATTCCTTTAACTGCAAGATCAACAGGTAAATGAGAGCTTAAAAAAGGTAAAATTTTAGACTGAATTCCTGCGCCTATTGTTGCTCCTGCGCCTAAAGCTGTAGAGGCTAAAGCGCCAACCGATCTGACAGCTTTTTTTATGGTCAAATCTCTTTTTTTGGCTTTTTCAATTTCATGCTCTGCTGCTTTTTCTTCAGGCCTTAAATAATTCATTTTTTACCTCGGTTTTTATAATTTGCTTTAGATTGACCGATGTAAGGGAATAAAGCCACGTCGCCCCAATTAGGCAAAAAATCTGAAACTCCTCGCAATAATTCTTTTTGCTGATCTGAAGTCAATTCATCCTGATGATCGCGCAAATAATCAAAAAAAGACTTCTCGTCAAAAAATCTAACGTTGTCTTTTGCTTCTTGCGCAAATGATAAAATGCTGTCTTGCGCTGTCCTATTTTTTAGGAATTCAGAAGCTAAATTTTTTGACGCAATAGGTAAATCTTTAAAAGGTAAATCGCCAAAATAAGTTTTGTTTAATACATTTTTTAAATTATTGCTTATTGGGTAGGCTATTAAAGCTGCTTTTTGAGGGCTAAGATCAAAATCACTGATTAGCTGATTATAAAATTCTTTTTGCCTTCCCATTTCTTGATAAATTGGTTGCGCTGAAATTAATCTTTTTAAAGATTCCTCTTTTTTGTAAGGAATAACTTTATCAAAAATATCTCTATTTGATAATGTGCTAATTATTGTTTTTGCTTCTGTAAAATCTTTCCCAATTTTTGCCCATTTTTCAGCTGCTTGTTTAGCAGAAAGTTTTGGATTTGTGCCTAAATCTTTTAACATTTGTTGTCTTAAATCAATTAATGTTTCTCCAGTCAAATCTCCAAAAATTTCTTTTCCTTCTTTTTGCAAAATTTGTTCTAAATTTTTGTTTAATAAATTTTCAGCTTCTGTTTCTTTTGTTTTTAAATATTCTTGTTGTTCCCGATATGCTTGAGGAGCTGCTAAATATCTTTGCTCTTCATCATTGACTCTTTGTTCTAATTGTTCTGGTGATAAATAAGGGTTTCTTGACCAAATTTCATCTCTCAAAACGTCTTTTTCTTCTGGCGTAAATGGAATGGCGGGTAAAAATTTTTGTTGAATTGGATTTTCAACCCCCAAGCCTTGATTTGCAAGAATTTGATTTTCAAACGCTTTTTCTGTTTTTGGATTTAAATTAATTTGATTTGAAACATTTTTTTCATTAAGAGGCTGTATTGGTTTCCCTGTTTCTTGTGGCAAAAATCTTTGTCGATTTTCTGAAATTTCTGGTTGTGAGCCTTTTCTTATTGGTAATCTAGGCCCTTGTGCATTTCGTGAGTATGCGTTTCTCAAGCCCTCAGTTCGTGCTAAATTTAGCAAAGATTCAGTCATCTGAGGGGTTATGCCTGGGATAGCGGATATCCTAGCGCCTTGTTGTAAAGGCGTTAAATTATGTGCCTCTTGCTCAAACTGTTTTAACCCACTGGCTAAGCGATATCTTTCAACTTCTCGAGGAACATTTTCCGCTAAGCTTTTTCCTATAGCTTCGCCAAATCGTCCGCCAGGGCTGCCTTGCTGTATTTTGTATCCAACCATGTTAGTACATCCCATAAGGGCTTTGAGGATATGAGCCCATTGTGTTTCGCATTCCTCGATCATTTCCATAAGGAGAAGATCGTTTAGCTATTGTTGGTCTCGACGATGATAAAAATGATGAAGCGGCTCCTAGAGCAGGATTTGAAAAATAATTTCCTAATGCTCCAGTTAAAACAGACCCTGCGGCTTCTCCTAACCCTGATAATGCGCCTCGAGTTCCAGGTTGAGTCATCACATCTTGGGAATAGTTTTGTAATCCCATGCCTCCTAAGCCACTTAATCCTGATGCTGCTTGAGATCTAAGATTAGCTCTCATAGCTGCTAATCTTTCGCTCAAATCTGTTCCCGCCTGCATTGATGCGTTTCGAAATCCACTGCTATTTAAATTCCCTGATCCCATTCCAGCAAATTGCTCAGCAAGCTGTGGAATTACTTGCTGATTAAAATTTCGCATCTCTGGCGCAAAAAGTTGATCCAATGTGTTGCTATCATTGCCTAAAATATCCCTGTAATAGTCCGCAACATCTCCATATGCTCCACCTGCGCCTTTTCCTTTTGCTGCACCTAATAGCTGGCGAAGCAAATCCATTTGCTCGGGTAACAATGTCGGAATTCGCTCGTGTTTTTCTGGTGAACCAAATAAAAAGGAACCTATCGCGCTTTTTTTGCTAAATGGGTTAATTGAATTCCAAAAACTTGCCATGTCACATCTCCTGTATATATTCAATAATCACATAACATCTTGTGTATGCGCTTTTGTTGTCATGTGTGACCACTGTTATATTTGTTGCATCCATAGACAATGACACTGAATTTGCTACTGTAGCATCCACATAAGGCAATGAAATTGATGTTAACCCAATGGGGTCAGTTGCAGCGCCATATAATTGCAATAATGTAAAATTGTTTGAAATATTAATACCATGAGCAATAGATTTACTTGCTGTATTAGGTAAAGCACCAAAATGTATAATTTTTCTGAAGATAGATCTGTATTCCTGCGTATCTGAAGATGTAGATGTGTTTGCTGGAATAAATGATTTTCCACTCAACACTTCTTCATTCAAAAACCAGCCAATTTCTCTGATATTGATAGCGTTTCCATGCAATTTTAATTGTTCTACAAGAAAAGGAACGGCATCCTCCCATTTTTCTGGAATGGCATCGTATACAGGAACATAAGATTCAAAATTTTGGGAGCTATAAGTGTTCATTTTTTCCCTATTGCTGACCAATATAGCTGTGTTACGATTGCGGACGTTATGGCATTTCTCCAGGTAAAAGTTG